AACAGCCAGACGTTCAACCTGATCGACAGCCCTGAGCGCATCGCCGAGGCACTCAAGACCCGGGCCGGCGAGGACGCGATCACCGTCATGCTCTCGCGCGACCCGGGCAAGTTCCGTTCCCTTCTACAGATCGATGGATAACTGACATGCCCCACACGATTGGCTACGTCGACAACTCGGGCGGTGTGCTCGCCCACTACAAAATGCTGGAGACCATCCGCGACTTCGCTGCGGCCAACGGCTGGACGGTACTGCGCTACGACACCGCGCCAGCCGATCGCGAGTTGATTCTTAAGGGCGTGGGTTACACCGGTGAAGAGGAGATCTTCGTTGGGTTCCGCACGTACCAGGATGCGAGTGCCGACTACTACAACCTGCTGGCGGGGGTATTCACTGGGTACGTGGCCGGCAACAGCTTCGACACCCAACCAGGTGCGCGTCTGAGTGGCGTGCCGGCACACAACAACCGCATCGACTACTGGCTGACCCTCAACCCGCAGCGGATTGCCCTGGCGATGAAGGTTGGCACGCCAGTGTATGAGAGCTGCTACGTCGGCAAGTGCCTGCCATACGGTCGGCCATCTCAGTACCCATATCCGGTGGTGTGCGGCGGCATGCTCTCGGGTGCTGCCGCAACACGGTTCAGCGATACCGCGCATTCGGGCTATTTCAAGGGGAACCAGTTGGCCATGGGACTGCGCAGCAACGACAACTGGCTGCAGCCGTACTGCTACCCCTGGGGCAACAGTTATATCGCCGGCACGGGCAGATCCGCCAGCAACACCAACCTCCGAGATACCGGCGGCACCTATCACGTGTTGCCGATCGAGTTGCATGACAACAGCGCGAACCTCTGGGGCGCGCTGGATGGGATCTTCTACATCTCGGGGTTCGACAATGCCGTGGAAAACACCCTGACCATCGACGAGGTGGGTTACGTGGTGATCCAGGACGTCTGGCGCACCGGACATACCGATTACTACGCGCTGAGGATGGACTGATGGGGTTCTATAGTGGCTCGGCGAATGACATGACCGCAGTGCGCAATGCGTTGGTGGGTGCATGCTTGGCTGAGGGGTGGGCTTGGAATAGCTCCACTGAAGTGTTGAGTAAGGGCGCGATGTTTCTGCGGTTGCAGATTGTCAGTGGCTATCTGACGCTGCTGGGCCGCACGAGCGCAGGAGCAGGCGATGCGCCCGCTGTTGTCCGCATAGGCCCCATAGATACGGATATCACCTGGCCCGTTGAGTACATGCTCTTTATTTTCGACGCTGAGGTTTATTGCGTTATCCGGTTCGGCGTTGATCGCTACCTGTGGTGCGCTTTTGGCCGGTCGACAGTGGCTGGACTGCCAGGAACAGGGATGTGGGTTGCTGCATCACTGCATTCACTGGCCAGCACCGCCTTGACGATGTCGCCGAGCACCGGAGGGTCGGGAGCATATTCATATTATTGCCCTGCCATCATGTGGCGTACGGGCGCTTCCAGCATCGCCCGATCCGATAGCTTTGTGCATTCGAATATCGATGGCCAGGGTTGGTGGGTGGGGCAATCGGCGAGTGAGTCGCCAGTTGGGATATTGGCGGCAGTACCTCTGATTGGCCTGCTGCCAAACAGCTGGAATAGTGAGGCGGTACTGCTGCCAATACGGGGATATAAGAGAAGGCCGTCCAACAAGCTGACCATGACCGTCGACCTAGAGCATGCACGGTACACGCGTGTCGATAACTATGCTCCTGGCGAGATAATCCAGATCGGCAGTGATCGCTGGATGGTGCTGCCGTTCTATAGAAAGAATACCTCGGTACGAGATGGTGGGAACCTTATTGATCACTCCGGCACCTTCGGCTGGGCTATTCGCTACGAGGGGCCATAGTTGTGGCTGTTCTCAGTGGTCAATCGGTGTGTCCGATCCAAGGAGGCATCGACAACCCGAACCTGACCACCGACCATTGGTCATTCGCCTGGGTCAATCAGTTCGACCCATCGCCCTTCGGCAGCGAGGCCCAGCGTACTGGCCAGGCATCCCTGACGACTCACTGGCCCGTCGAGGCGAATGGACGGCAGCTCGTTGGCCAGCGGATGCGCGCCCATCTCGATGACTGGTACTACCGCATCCACATCAATCCGCAGCAGCTCGATCTCGGCAACGTAGTGTCAACTCAGACGTCCCCTGTCTATCTGTGGAACTCATTCCTGGAGCCGCGGACGCTGAGTGGCATCACTGGTCTGGATGAGGGCATCGAGGTCAGTGGCCAGCCGGATCCGCCACTGTTGTTCCCCGCGCTGCAGGAGCTGGTCTGGCAGTTGACCGTCACCCCGGATGGTCAGCCCGTGCTGGATACCGTTATCGCCTGGGAATTCGACAACGGCCGCAGTGCCGGGCTGCGTGTCACCGCCAATCGCATCATCGCGTGGACGTTCGTGCCGGATTGGGGAGACGGCATTCGGGAGACGCTGACCGCTGCAACCGACATTCTGCAAAGCGAGTCGGCAGTCAGCCAGCGCCGCCAGCTGCGCCTGGCCCCTCGCCGGGAGCTCAGTGGGCCCATGTACGCCGAGGGCCGCGAGCGGCAGCTGCTCGAACTCTCGCTATTCGGCTGGAGCGACCGCATCTGGTCGATTCCGGTGTGGCCCGACATCCAGCTCCTGCAGGTGGGTGTTCCCGCTGAAGTAGATTTCATTCCCTGCAGCACCGCCCACCTGGATTTTCATGCGGGTGGCATGGCAATGCTCCGGGGCAAGGACGCATTCACATCCGAGACAGTCGAGGTCCTGGACTTGCTCAGCGACGGTCTGCAGCTCAAGCGCAACACCCAGCTGTCTTGGCCGACTGGTTCCCGGTTATATCCGGCGCGTGCTGCACAGCTCCTCGAGGAGCCCACGCTGACCAAACTAACCGACCGGCTTGTGGAAGCTGAGGTGCGCTTCCTGGTGGTCGAGGCCTGCGACTGGCCCGAATGGTTGCCCACCACACTCTACAGGGGGCGCCCGGTATGGGATCGGCGCCCGGATGACACCGACGATCTGGCTCACGCGAGCGAACGGCTGCGCTCGACCTTCGACACGGGCCTCGCCCAACCCCTGATCACCGATGCTGCACGAAGGCCGCTGCAGGTGTTCGGCCAGCGCCACTTTGATCTCGGTCGCGAGGCGCGAGCCCGGGTGCGGTCGTTCATCTACGGCATGCGTGGCCGGCAGAAGGTCGTTTGGGTGCCGACCAACATGGCGGATCTTTCTCTGGTAGCACCAGCCTCATCTGTGGCCAGCACGCTCGATTTCGAGAATGTGGGTTACACCCGCTTCAGCAACGGCCGCCCAGGGCGGCGCGACATCCGTATCGAACTGTGGGACGGCACCGTGATTATGCGCCGCCTGCTCGGCGGTACCGAGCTGTCGGCCGACGTCGAGCGGGTGGCCCTCGATGCAGCGCTCGGTGTCGATGTACAGCCACACCAGGTGGCTCGCATCAGCTGGATGGTCTTGTGCCGTTTCGCAGCTGACACCCAGGAGATCGAGCACATGACCGACAGCGAGGGCGTTGCCGTCTGGGCAACCCTTTTCCGGGAGGAGCGCGACGATGAGTTTTGACAGCCAGGAGCGATCACTCGACAGCGGCTGCCCGGTGCGGCTCTACCAATTCGCCCGCGGGGTGCTGCGCTGGTTGTATAACAGCAGCGATCGCGACATCACTCGTGGTACCCAGGTGTTTCGCACCGTTCGTGGCGGCATCCTGGACGAGGGCATCGTCCAGTCCGGCCAGGCCAGCGTCGATCTATTCAAGATCAACGCGCCGGCGGACCTGGAAGTCGCCCAGCTCTATCGCAGCGTGCCGCCCAGCTCGGAGGTGGCGCTGACGGTGTTCGATCGTCACCACGGCGATAACGAGGACGTCGTGGTGTGGACCGGCAGCATTCAGAGCGTCCGCTGGCCGCAACTCGACAGTTGCCAGTTGATCTGCCAGCCGCTGTCGGCTCGCATGAGCATGCAAGGCCTGCGGCAGGGGTGGGAGCGCGCGTGCCATCGGGCGCTGTACGACCTGGGCTGCACCGTGAACCGCGACCTCTACCAGGTCACCACCGAGATCCAGGACCTGACCGGCGCCTCGATCAGCAGCGGCACCTTCGCCAGCTACCCCGAGGGTTACTTCACGGCGGGCTTCGTCGAGTGGAGCGTGGGTTCGGGCGAGTACGACAGGCGGGCGATCGAGCGGCACAGTGGCAGCACGTTGACGCTGCTCGGCGGCACAGCCGGGCTCGCTGCGGGCCGGACGATCCGCGTGTACCCGGGCTGCGACCAAACCATCCAGACCTGCAACGATAGGTTCGACAACGTCCTCAATTTCGGAGGCATCTGGCACCTGGCCGGACGATCGCCATTCGACGGCAACCCAGTTTTCTAAGGAGCGAGCATGGATCCATACACCTGGGCGTACATGGCGATCATGGTGATCAGCGCCTACGTCTCCTACAAGAATCGCCCCAAGACCACCACGCCTAAGCCGGTCGCGTTCCAAGACTTCGAATTTCCGCAGTTCAGCGAAGGCACTCCGCAATGCGTGTTCTTCGGCGACTGCTGGACGCCTGACTGGATGGTGCTCAGCTACGGCAACTACCGCACCACGCCGATCAAGACCAAGGGTGGCAAAAAGTGATGGACGGTGAGCCGCTTTTCGTAACGCTGGACCACATGCACAGCGTGCCTGCCTTCAACGGCAGTGGCCGCGGATACTGCCACAAGGGCGGCCGGGCCCTGGCGGCGCGCTACGGGCTCGATTGGAGCCAGATCGTCCGCGACGGCGGAATCAATGCACAGCTGCTGATCGATACCGGCGATGCCCTCGCGCTGCATCTGGTCGAGCACGCACGCCGGGAGGTGGCCTGTGGGCAGTAAGAAGGCAGTCAAGGTCGGCTACCGATACTACTTCGGTATTCACATGGGCGTTGGCAAGGCGATCGACGAGTTGGTGGAGATCAAGGTCGGCGACAAGCGCGCCTGGAGCGGTAGCGTCACCAGCAACCAGACAGTCACCATCAACGCGCCGGAGCTGTTCGGCGGTGACGATGGCGAGGGAGGCATCGCCGGCACGCTCGATGTCATGATGGGGGCCTTCGACCAGCCGAGGAATGAGCGCTTGGCAGCGATGTTGGGCGGGTTGGTACCGGCCTTCCGTGGCGTGTGCACGTTCTTCTATGACGGATTGGTTACGTCGATGAACCCCTACCCGAAAGCCTGGAGCATGCGGGTGCGGCGCGCCCTGTCTGGCTGGGATGGGGATGCCTGGTACTCGACCAAGTGCGTGATCTGGATGGCTGACGGGGCGATCCGCGCCATGAATCCGGCTCACATCATCTATGAGTGCCTGACCAATCGGGACTGGGGCGGCGGCATGGACCGGAGCCGGATCGATGACACTGCCTTCCGATCGGCTGCCGATACGCTCTACGCCGAGGGCTTCGGCCTGTGCATGCGCTGGGTACGTCAGGACAGCCTGAGCGCGTTCGTCTCCAACGTCCTGGACCACATCGGCGGCAACCTGTTCGTGTCGCGCTCCACCGGGCTGTTCAAGCTGACGTTGATCCGCGACGACTACGATCCTGACCTGCTGCCGCTGTTCGACGAGGACAGCGGGCTGCTCTCGGTGATTGATGACGATAACGGCGCGACCGCGGGCGCGGCCAACGAAGTGATCATCAAGTGGCACAGCCCGATCGATGACTCCGATCGATCCAAGCGGGAGCGCAACCTCGCGGCCATCCAGTCCGATGGCCAGATCCTCTCGGCGACGATCGAGTATCCGGGCATTCCTACCGACGAGCTGGCAGGCCGGGTAGCCGTGCGCGACCTGCGAGCGCGGTCGATCGGCCTCAAGAAGCTCAAGGTCCAGCTGGATCGCCGGGGGCGCAACATCGAGCCGGGCAGCGCATTCCGGATCCGGAGCCTCCGACGGGGCATCTCTATGATGGTGGTGCGGGCCGGCCGGTTCGAGGACGGCCGGATCGATGCACATACCATCACCATCACTGCCGTCCAGGATGCCTTCGGCCTGCCGGCAACGAGCCTGACGCCGCCACAACCCCCAGGCTGGATGCCCCCAGACACGACACCTGCGCCTGCTACCACTCGGCGCCTGGTCGAAGTCACATGGCGCGACCTGGTGCAGCAACTCGACCAGGCCAACCTCCAGCTGGTTGACACCACTACCAGCTACCTAGCCACTGTGGCGGTCAAGCCCACCCAGCTGTCGCTGGGCTACTCGATCCAGAGTCGGGTTGGCAGTGCGGCATTCGTCGCAACGGGCGAAGGCGACTTCTCACCCTCGGGTCTGCTGGTCGCTGCGATCGATCAAACGACCACCGCCATCCAGCTGGCCAGTGTCTCCAACCTCGACCTAGTCGCGATTGGGACGGCGGCATTGGTCGACGACGAGATCGTCCGGGTTGACTCGATCGACCTGGCCACGAGCACGATTACCATTGGCCGGGGCTGCGTCGACACGGTTCCGGCTGCCCATGCGGCTGCGGCGCGCATCTGGTTCTACGAAGACTACGCCGGTGTCGATACCGCCGAGTACTCCGCCGGCGTTACGGTGCAGGCAAGGCTGTTGCCGCATACGAGCAGCGGTACCCTCGATCCTGCAGCCGCACCAGTCGACAGCCTGCAGATGCGCCAGCGTCAAGGGCGGCCGTTCCCGCCAGGGCAGCTCACCATTGGTGGCACCGCCTGGCCGAGTAGCATCGAGGGTGACATCGTGTTGGCCTGGGCACACAGGGACCGGCTTACCCAGGCAGACCAGTTGATCGACACCAACATGGGCAACATCGGACCCGAGGCTGGCACGACCTATAGTGCTCGCCTGCTGCGAGCGAGCAACAACTCGGTGCTGGCCAGCCAGACCGGAATCAGCGGCACGACGGCCACGCTGAGCAGCACCTTCGAGGGGCAGGTCATCGTTGAGGTGTGGTCAGTGCGGGACGGGCTGGAGAGCCTGCAGCGTCAACGGTGGCAGTTCGAGCACAGCAACCCCCCCTGA